CTATTATTTCACTCCCTGTTGTAAAATCTAAGGCTACATCATCCGTTCCGTCTACAGTTATTGCTCCGCTATATGCATAAGCATGCTTCCCAATTATATTAAGGTTTAAACCTACTGAGGCTGTATTTTGCGGTCCATAACCAACGCCTTCAGGCATTGTTAATTTATTCGAAAGTGATCGTGCAGCTAGAATCGATAGTGGCCGCTGTAGTTACAGCAATTTGAATATCCAAAGTATTTCCGCTGGTAACGCCCAAAGCGGTTTTTTCTTGAACTACACAGTTAGCTACCCCAGTTCCACCACTTGCTGCTTGAGCAATTGCTGGTCCCATAAAGGTTGCATCACCTTCTTGAAGTGCTGTACCTGTTAATTTAAATCCAGAACAAAAGTCTGCCCCAGTTCCTACACTACTTACTCCCATTGATATAGAAGATATTTGAGATACTCCGCTTGGTACTACCAAACTCAATCCAGAACTTGCGAACTGATTGTTCATGCTCTGGAAACTAGTTGTTGCTGATAATCCAGCTTCTGTACGTGTTACGACTATTGCCATCTTTAACTCCTGATTTTAATAGGACCCAAGGAAGCAAGAACAGGATTTCCTCTTGAAAAGGATCGCACTGCTGCTTTAGCCAAAAATGAGCCAATTAATGTCTTAGTGATCGCTTGTTTGTTAGATTTTGCAGACTTAGATAATGTTGATAATCCACTATTTAAATCTCCAGCTAAAAAAGACTTCATAGCTGAACCTGCGTTCGTTTGTTCAAGAAGCGCTAAAGCTGCTCCCGTCTCTATTATGTTAATTCCAAATTGTCTAGGAGCTCTGCGCCTAGAAGCTTTTCTACGTCTTGCGACCATATAATATCAGTAGTAAGAAACTGCTATATAAGTTATACCCATTTTTGAGTATAGTGATTACTTATTTTTGAGTATAGGGTAGGTTGTTTATATTCTACTGTCTTTAATTTAAGTTTATGAGTGACAAGAAATATACGTTCGGTCAGCCATCACTAATGAAGGCGATTGAACCAGGACAGAAAGCAAGCATCAAATTTTTGGATCATCCAAAAGTTGTAGAAACAGAATGGGGAGAAAAGTATACGGTAACTATCCTTTTACTCTCTCACCCTCAGTATTCCATCTCCTCTCCTAAAGGCATAAAGATGAACTGGCAAACAAATGCTAAGGTAATCAAAGACCTAGTGTCTATGCTAGAAGAAAAGAATAAAGAGTTTTTACAAGATTACTCTGACATGACATGGGAGCTAAGCGTCGCGGACGACGGTAGTTATTGGTTAAATGCGTAGAGTCTGTACACTTTGTGAACAAGAGTTTTTGCATCGTAGCGTAGAAAAAATGCATGATCATCTTTTTTTATGTGTACAATGTAAAAATACATTGCTTCATTTAGTTAGAGGTTATGCTTAGCGCGGGGTTTAACTTTTAAGAAAGGATAAGGATAGAGAACTAGAAAGGTAATTAAGGGGCTCAGAAATTACATGAGTGACTTTCTAAGCCCTTTAAACCTACTAAAATACGCTATTATAACCCTATCTAGTATCTAGTCCAAGGCTTTTACGGGGCTGTTTTGCCCCTACTTCGGGGCTTTGGGAGGCATTTAGTAACCCTTGGACACCATTTCGCTTCATTAACATATCTGCAACGAAACCCATTATTGGATTTTCTCTAGTGATCGCTTTGATCGTGGTTTGTCCTGTAGCATCATCAATTTTTTTGCTAGCTGCACCGATTGAGCCAAAAAACGACGATTGGAACGTTTCAAGTTTGTCATGCATTCTGTCTTCGATTTCATCTATAACACCTGCTAAAATCTCAATTAACTCTTCATCACTATCTCTGCTTTTGGCCCAGCGAACCCACTCATCTTTTGACAATTTGGCAATGTATTTTGATAATCCTGCATAAAATATTGACCAAGCGGCAAAATAAAGCAATAATGAAAACGTAGTGATCTCCATTATCGTAATGCCCTTTTAACTCGTTCACGTTCTCGATATGCTGCCATATCTTCGGGGGATATATTTACCGTAATAGTTCCAGGTTCAATTTTCTTTGGTCTTATGGTTTCAAATATTGTTGTTCTTTTAGTTTCCATTAAACCAACGTCTTGTGCTAATTTCAATAATGGAATTAATGCGCCTAGATTCATGGTCTAATCCTAAAGAACTTCGCAATAGGAGCAAGCGCTTGGCCTGTCTTTTCGAATTCCTTGGCTAATAGTCCAGGAAGCGCACCCTGCGTTATTCCTTTTTTAACGACATCCTTTTGTTTATCGCTAAGGTCTGGAATCAATTCTAAAATCATATTAACTAAAAGGGGTGTCACTGCCGCTAAAGCTGCCCCACCTATCAATAAAGGGGTAGTTTCATTATCTAAAAACGTGTTAACATTGTCATGACTTCTTTTTGCATCGACTGCAGCTTTTTGTTGAGCTGTAACTTTCTTTAGTATGTAATCCCTTGGAACTAGTGCGTATGGCATTATTTCCTTCTCTTTTTACCTGCAGGTGTTTTTCTAAATGCAACACCTAGTTTCTTTAGATTAGGTGAACCTGATCTTAATCGAAATCTAGGTTTCTTACTGTTAGCCTTAACGAACTTGTTCCATGCTGATAGTTTACGTTTAGGTTTTAATCTACCAAAGCCTGTTTTAGTTCTTTTTTGGCTTCTACTGCCTGTAAACATATTATATAATATATCAAAAGCTTCACCTATATCTAAATCACCTACTTTATAATCATATAATACTTCAAAGGCTTCAGCTCTATATTTTAATCGAGGCATTATTGGACCTCCATCCCTTCTACTACTACTGTAGCTTGCCCACTAACTCCCTGGGCTATAACTTTGATCCCCGTGTTTGGAGGGATCGTATAGTATAGATTAGGGAATTGGGGCCCGATACCTGCAGTTTCTATTAGAAACTTGCTCACATGTAGTGCTTCCCCATTACCTTGAATAGTCCAGGACAGCGCATCACCTTGAGAACATCCGCTATAATCGAATGAGACGTTAGTGACGACACTATAGAACTTATTAGGTGAGATAAAATCTAATAACGTTGTTCCACCTCCAGTTAATGCTTCTAGACCACTCCAGGCAAATACATGATCACCAAAGAAGTTCAGGGTCGGCCCCGTCGAAAGTGTCATTTGTAAATCTTACCCGTTAGAGTTGCCCCTAATACTATACTACCGCCACCGCTTAACATAGTGAAAAGTACGCGAACTCTAGTAAATGGAGGTATAATAATAGGAATCCAGTTCTCCGGTCCCATCGCTGGACTAGCACCCCCGTGATTAGTTCCAACCAAATTCCCCGCAATTTGCACCTCATTTAATTCTATTTTAAAAACTGAATCGTCTCCATCGGCAGTGCTTTGCATATATTGAACCATAACCTTACCGTCTATTATTTCACTCCCTGTTGTAAAATCTAAGGCTACATCATCCGTTCCGTCTACAGTTATTGCTCCGCTATATGCATAAGCATGCTTCCCAATTATATTAAGGTTTAAACCTACTGAGGCTGTATTTTGCGGTCCATAACCAA